GAAATAGTCATTGTCTTGACCAAAGTTTGGGTCTAAGCAACCATAGTAAGTGCGATTACTTGTAACTATTGTAACTTGGTAATAATCAACAGCAGAGTCAATTTGAGTAAGATATAGATTAAGATTTAATTGATACTTTCCAGTCATTGGAGCAGTAAATGTATTAGATGAAAAGTTTCCACCTTGGTCAAAAACTTCTGTTCCAAATACTACATCAACATTAGCGACAGATAAATTAGTTTGATTGCTAGTCGGTTTTACTTGAAAAGCTGGATGATTTTCACTTACTCTAGGAGCAGATGGCATATTTTCAGAAGTTGCACCACTAACAGTACCATCTAAATTATTACCAGAGCCATCCCACCATTTTGTGCTAGTTACACCAGAGCCATCATATTCAGCTACTGCACCGATTTGGGTAATTGAAACATTATCAACCCAAACTATATCACCAGTACTTTTTGCAAAAAAAATTAAATCATAACCCCCATGACCAGTCCATTCAACTGTTTGTACAGAACTCCAACTTGTAGAATTTGCAAGGTCGGTTATTGTACCAGAACCTGCTTGTGTATCATATTGAAGAACATCTCCAGCAGTATTTTTATATATAAATTGAGCTCTATACCTTTTTCCTTTAACAGTATTCCAATTTTGCCTTATCCAAGCATTACCAGTTCCAGCAGTAATTTTAAGAGCTGGTTCTGCTCCACTTCCACTTGAACTGTCAATTAAAAAAGTTCTACCCGAACCACCAGCAGTCCAACCATCGGGAGGAGTTACTCCTGTTGCTCCTGTCCAAGCTGTACCACTACCAGCATCATTAGCCTCAATTAAATCAGTCTGATTAGCACCTTTATACTTAAATGGTACACTTGCACCAGAATACATTTCTTTAACTTCTGTGGCTGTAAGTGCTTTATTCCATACTTTTAAATTTTGAATCTCTCCATCAAAATTATCTGTGCTATTTGTTATTCTTGTACCAATTAATAATGGGTCACTTCCAGCTTTTATAGAAGTTAAAGCATTTCCACCATCGCTTGGTTGCACAACTCCATTCACATAAAAAAGAACAGTTCCAGCATTAAAAGTGACTGCTACATCATACCAAACGTCAACAGTTGTAAGTGGAGTTGAAGTTGTTGATTCTTCATCAAGGTTTGAGCCATCAGTAGAAACAGCCAGAAGTAGACCTCCAGAACCACTTATGTAAAATGAGTATGCTCTTTGACCAGCAGTCGCATATTTACTCGCAATCCCCATTGCACTAATTGATTGCAAATAAACTTTTGCTGTTATCGAAAATGCAGTAAAACCATCAAGGTGAGGACTATCATCAATCTGAATATAATCATCTACACCATCAAACCGATAGTAAGGTGAACTAAGCGTGTTTGTTACATGTTGTAGCACATTTTGAGAGTGGACATATTCATCACCATCTGAACCTATATATACACCATCGGATTTAATTTTAACACCAGTTCCACCACTAGCCATATATAATCTGTAACTATCATCATCTGGGTCAAGGTTTGTATAAACGCTTTTGGCTGTGCCACTATCATTTTCAGCAGTATGTTGAGTTAGTAAATTTGCTCCATGAGTACCACTAAATAAATGCAATTTTACAGCAGGGGATGTCCCAATTCCTACATTTCCAGAGTCAAGTATGCGAATAGCTTCTGAACCATTACCAACTATAAAACTCAAATCAGCACCTGTATTTGTAGTTCCAATAGTCATTAAATCAGCATCAAAACCAGTTTCAATTTTTGCATGAACATCTGTACTAGCACTACCAAAATAAATATTCTGTGAGTTTGCATTTGGACCAGTAATAGTTAATCCTGCATTACCATTATTTTCAATAACCAATTCATCAGCTTCGGCAGATGCATCATAACCACTACCATCAGCAGTCTGAATATGAACTGTTCCATCTGGAGAATCAGTTCCAATTCCCATTGACCCAACTTGGTCAATAACAACATAATTAGCCGCTTCATTTCTTGGAGAAATATAAAGTTTATCTGTGGAATTGTTTTCTCCATACATAATCCTTGCCGCACCATCTCCCCCTCTCATTCTTAATATGGCACTTCCACTTGCGTTTGTATTTTCAATTAATAATCCAGCATTTGCATCTGTTGCTGGGTTTGTAACAGCATCTGCTCTCAGAATAGTAAGTGTACCACTTGGCTGACCTCCAATTCCAAGCCTATCTGTATTTAGGTATAGTGGAGAAGCATCGCCATTACCATCTACTACTTGAATTGCATTACTGTTATTACCAGCTACTAATGTGTCTGTATTGCCACTTAATTTTAAGAGCGAGGTGTAACTACTCGCTATACTTGCACCTGTTAAACTTGCCATTGTATTCTCCTTTCCATGAGATTATTTATACAGCATTTCTGTATGGTTTAATCAATGAAGTTCCATTTACGATCTTCATCTTCAAATTTTGTTAGTATAGAGTTCCAGTTTATATTGCCTAGATATTCATCAGCCATTCCACCGATTGAAACTCCTGTTTCACCTTGCATATCTGCAAAGGCTGTTCTTAATGCTGTATTGATACTTGTACCAGCACCGCCTTGACTGTTAGCCCATTGTTTTAACATATTATTAATAGATCCAGAATAACCTAATGCTTGTAATCCCAACCTTATAGAATCGTTAAGACTCTTAGATCCAGATGTGATCCCAGCTACATCGCTAAAATACTCCCTTAATAATCCATTAAAACTTTTCTTTGTGCCTATTGCCATAATATTTTCCTATTTGAACAGGGCGGAATTAACCGCCCCATTCTTTTGTATTGTTGTTTAAGCAATAACTTGACTAAGAACTTCAACACCCCAGCCATCTACGATTTCTGTAACTCCCCAGAAACCAGAGCCAATGATGTTATCACGAAGATATGAACCTTCACGATAGACTTCTGTTCTAATCATTTCACCAGCATAACCCATACCTAAAGCACCCTGTACGAATACGCCACCCTTAACAGATGAAGCAGTTCCAGATGAACCACCATCATTATCAGTAACAGTAAACTCACTAGATGAGTGCATATTGATTCCAGCTATTTGGCTAACAAATCCAGCCCTTGCACCTTCATCCTGTACACCAGAACCAGCAAACTGTGCAGCAGTAACTAAGTCATTATGTACTCCATAAGTTCCCCAGATCTGTCTTGGATCTAGTACAGCTTGTGGCTGACCGATTGCAGCATTTTGCTTTAGTTTAGATAAAGCATCAAATAGATTGTCTACAGTAAGGGCTGCATCATTAGCACCAACTGCATTACTAAATCCATCAAATGTTGCATTAAGTAAACTATCAGCCTTTGCTGCCATAGCATTACCGACTAATGCACCTACATTAGTAGCTATATCATCTGCATTAGATAACATCGCCTCATCATACATAGGTATCATTACTGAATACATATCTAACGTAGCAGTTTTCTTATCTGTATTTAGACTTGTAGAAGGTGTAACAGTATTCTCTGCTGTAGCTACTACATCTCCGCTTGTTAATGTGTTTGTTCCTGTGTTATAAGCTATAAATGTTACTTGGTCTGCTTTTGGATGTCCTTTCACAGTTACCAAAGGCATAGTTACATTTGCTTCTGAAAATTTGATTATCGCTTCTGATTCTATTATTTCTAATAAACCACCAGCGAATAATCCGCTATCACCAGCTGCCATTTTTTACTCCTTTTTGCCGAATATTGAATCCCATTTTTCTTGAGATATATGGTTAAAGGTTGAGACCATTTCCTTACATAGTGGAACTTTCTCTTGACCTACAGAAATCCTAAAGCCATCCTCATAAGGGATCTTTTCACCATTAGAAACGTATATATGCTCACCATCTTTAGTAACAGCACTAGCTACGCTTCCAGTATTCATCCCAGTAGTAGGATTATGATTAATTGAACTTAGATGTAAAGGCTTCTTTGATTTTCTCATAGGTCGAACCATTTATCTTTCCAGAGGCTTTATCTTGAGCAGCTTCTTTAAGTGAAGCATATCCTTGATAAGCCGATGCTGGAGTGGAATCCACATTCGGTACATTATTTGGTTTTGAAATTAATTTATTATGAACCACCTTTAATTGACTGTAGTTCATTTCCTTAAAAACTTCCCTATCTTCTTCTGGAAAGTCTGAAAGCATTTTATCTTTTTCTACTGCATCCCTAGATTTATAAGATTCTAACTCTGGCATAACAGCATCAAGTTTAGTCTGGCTATTTTCATATAGTGTTTTCCATTCTTCATTCTTTGCTAGTTGTGCTTGTTTATCTTCTTCAAACTTCTTTTCTAGTTCTGCTGCTCTTGATTCAGCTTTCTGTAATCGTTCTTTCTTTTGCATGATTTCTCGCAGTAATTCACTTTCACGATCATTAAGTGAACCTTCTTGACTTATCGTCTTATCATGTACGCTATCTTGTACTGTTTCTTCGCTCATATCAGAGTCCTTTCTTTATTTACCTATTTTATAATTAATAGGCTTAGAAGTTTGTTTTTTAATATTCTTCTCTATCTGCCTATCAATTTCTTTTAAAACAAATCTTAATACTCCACTACTTACTGGCTTTGATCTAGTAGTGACCGATCTTCCCATTTCAGAGTTCCAGCTTATCTTTTGTGCTTCTACACCAGACCAGCCAATAATTACAGACTCATTTGTAAAGCCTCTAGTTTGTAGGTTTCTCATCATATCGCCAGAAAGTTGTAGATTGACCTTAGATCCAAAGTTTGTACCACCTCTGGCTATTTTAGGCTTTCTTTCAGCATAACCCTTTGAGTATTGTTTAAAGTTTTTATTGAATACATCCTTGCCACCCTTAGTAGTATGTACTCTAATCCTATCAGCAACCTCATCTCCTATTGCTTTCCAAAAAGATCTTTTAAATTCTGTTATCTTACCTAGATTAGCCATTCTGCTCTAATTGTTGTTGAGGTGTCAATGGTGTCTTTTTAAACCCACCTTTCTTTTCAATCTGCTTAATTGCATCTTTTGGATCTGTTAGCTTCCTAGATACTGATGTTTCTCTAGCCCATCTATGCCTACAATTAAAGCCACCGCCATCAATAAATGCTCCAGAATATCTACTATCTATTTCTGATCTAGTTAATGCTCCAGCAGACATCATTTCTAGGCATATATCTCTAGTCTTATCATCTATAATTCCTTGATATACATAGGTCGCATCTTCTGTATCAAATCTAGCCATCTCACTCGTGACTGTTCTTTCAAATGTATTTAAAGCAGTATTCGCTAATGTCTTAGCTTGATCTTTTCTTAGCACTCCACCAGATCCACTTAGTATTGATTCTGTTATCTGGGCTGTAGTTTTATTTCCTACGACTCCCTTAATAGCTTCATCCACTACTTTCTCACCCATTGTATTAATCTGGCTTATAAAGGTCGCTCTATCTAATTTAACTAATGATAATAAAGTTTCTTCTGTAACTGCTCCAGTAAACTCCATGCCTAGCAATACGCTCTCATACTGCGACATTAATATATTTATATCTTTCTGTAATCCTATTTGATTCAATACATAATCCCTTACATCTATACTAGACATCAAAGACATAAACTCATCCCTAAGCATAGAATCTTTAAGGGCTAGGATCTCATTAACCATAGCCAGTTGTGCTTTCTCTAGCGAGTCTGCGAATTGTTCTGCTATTTGATCTTTAGTCACTTCTTAAAGCCGATAGTAATGGTGAAGCTGGTGCTTCTGGTTCTGGAGTTTCTTCCTGTATTGTAGAAAGTTTTTCTTCTAATTCAGAATCTGAAATATCTTTATTGAAATGCCTTAATAAATCTTTCTGGCTCATCAATCCATTTTCCATCATAAAGGTAAGACGATCTTTTTCTTTTGACCAATCTTCTGGATATTCTGACTCACTAAAATCAACTGAATAAGACTCATCAAATACTTTACCAGTATGAACTTCAATAACTTTACGATCTATCGAATAACGACTATTCTCGAAGTCTACAAACATAGGTATATCTGATTCCCTGTTCTCTAAGTTCTCCATGTTAAGAATCTTTAAGGCTTGACCACTTGGAACTTGTCCTTGCTCACCCCACCTAACTGCAAGAGCATGATTTTGTCCTGTGATGTTTAGTAGCTGCTTAACCGATTCAATCATACTAGGAATATTAGAAGGCGGTGAAACAAAGTTCATCGATGCCCCTTCTGGAAGTGAGATCAATCTATCTACTCCCCATTTTAAATTAGGAACAGCCTCATCTAATCCAGTAACTACAGGAGATCCCATCTGATAGCGAGTAGCTAACATAACCTCTGTAAATGCGATACTACAATGTAATGAAGCCATAGTAACGTCTTGAGCGTCATAAGGAAATTCTATTCTACTTATTGGGTTAAGAGAATAAGGATTAATCATTTCTGGATTCCCTTCTAGTGGATAGATCCTTCCATTAATATCAAATAAGAAGTGCATCCCCTGTTCACCTTCTCTATCTTCTGACCAGAATACAAACTCCCTATCACCTTTAATATTTGTGCCTCGCTCATAGCTGTAGCCATAAGGTTCTAACTCACCCTCATAGTAGTATTCTCTAACATTCGGCAATATATGATATTGAATTTTCTGTAGCTTGTTATTCCATACGCTCTTGACATGGATCGTTCCCAGTAACCAAGCTAACTCACTTGCTAGTCTGCTTTGTGAATTAAGGTGATGTGTATAGGTTAGATATTCTTCTGCGAGTTCTCCACCTATAAATCTCTTAGCTGGGTTCTTATATAGCATCATTCTGGCTCTAGCAAATCTTGATACTACTTTGCCTAATGGTAATGTAGGGATCTGACTTAATGAAGCACCGCTAAAATATTCCTGTACATAGCCATCTACGCCTTTATTATAATAGAAATCTAGTGACATTTGCCTTTGTTTATACTCTTGCTGGAATACAATATCTTCTGCATTTTTTATAGATTCAAATACTGCTTTCTTCCCTAAGTCTGGGATTGTAATCATATCGTAATAATTCATTAGCTAACAGCCCTGTTCTGGTTAATCATCATATCTGCTATTATTCTTCGCTTTCTATCTTTATGTTCTTTATCCAGATATAAACCATATAGATGCAGACCAATTAATGCTCCCAACATTCCAACTAATACGCCCATTATAAACATTACCATTCGTAACTCACCGCTTCTCTTTTAACTACTGGGTACTTATACGATATATAATAAGAACAGGCATCCATCATGTGAGTTAGTTTTATATCGCTTTTATCAATCTTTCCATCTCTGGTTCTTTGTACCTGTTCTAAATCTTTTATTAAATAAACACATTTAGGATCTACAGTCATTCTGACTCTACCATTAGCATCTTTTAACATTCTATTCAAAGCGTTTAACCTATCAATCACAGGTGGATTAGCTTTCTTAGCTATAATATGAAAGCCATGATCTCTTAGAATTTGATGATCAGAACGATTACTTGTAGTTGATCTGGCTCTACCAGCGGCATCTGGATAAACAGGAATATTTGGAGCAAGTTTCTTCATCTCCTTTGCTATTTCTTCTGTATTAGAATTAGTAAGCCTAATCTCATCAAGGTAATGAATTGAATCAGAGAATTCCATAATAAGAACTGCACTCATAGCCGATACATTGAAGTCAATCCCATACGCTAATCTGCCAGTCCTCTGATCTGTTTGTTTTACATGGATCTGTCTGTCAAAGTTATACGCTGCCCTATTGCCTGTTGTTTCAAACGAGGCTAAAAACTCTGTTCTAAAAGCCCTTTCATCCATCATTGATTTAGCTTTCTCTATTTCCTTTTCTGGTACAAAGCCACCATCTACAGTTGTAAACTGCCAAGACTTCCAGTCCATACTCTTGCCCTGTCCTAGCATATAGGCATCATATAGATGATCGTAGCCATTAGGTGTACCTATAAACAAAGCATCCCCATCTGTTGTTGTAAGCATAGGGTAGATGATTTCTTCCCAGACATGAGGTTTGATGTAGCTGTATTCTTCCATACATACCATATCAATCCCAGCACCTCTAAGATTATTTTCTTGCTCTGATCCTTTAATTGCAATCTCTGCTCCATTAGGAAGTTTGACCAGTAATTCAGATTCATTAACTTGTGCATCATAATCTCTAAATATAGTCCTTAATAGTTTCCATGTTGTTGTCTTACCTTGCCTGTAAGTAGGTGTAATGATCCATCTTCTTTCATTAGGTTCTATCTTCCGAGATAGCAACCACATTAAACTTAAATAAGACTTCCCAAACCTTCGCCCAGCTACCAAGACTTTTCTCTTGGCTGGGTGTTTGATGATCTCCCTTCTCTTGGTGTCTAAAGTCCAATTAGTCAATGTTCATAATTTGTATAGGCTCATTCTTGTGAGTGACTTCCCTAGATTCTTTAGGCTTCCCTTCTGTTCTATCTGCTATAAATTGTACCGCCCAATGCTTCCCCTCTAAGGCATACTGAAATACTTTATACATAATTACATCTAATTTTGTTTTGCCATCCAGCGTACCTTCCTCATCTCCAATCCTTCGCAGTATATCTGGAATAGATTTAACCTTTGGCGGTCTACCATTAGGATTACCAGATTGACCTTTCTTCCAGCCTTTGCCAGTAATACCGCCTTCGTTGTTTATTGGTTGCTTATCAACCTTCAATACGCTTTACCCTTTCCGCTTTCTTCCCTGTAAATTCTTCCCAGCGTTTAACTATAACATCACAATAGTGTGGGTCAAGTTCCATACCATAACATTTACGATTAGTTTTTTCACAAGCTATTAAAGTGGAGCCAGAGCCAAGAAAAGGGTCATACACAATATCACCTTTAATTTTATTAAAACACCATTCAATTAGCTCTACAGGTTTTTGAGTTGGATGTACTCTGTTCTTTTTTTCAGATGCTTTTGTATATTGCCTTGTTACACCTTTTAGATTTGTCCATGCTAACTCACAATCCATCTGATCGCTTTCACCATTGTTCTTATCCCAAACTAACCAACAAGATTTATTTGGAAGAGCATTAGCGTAGTAATTTGCACCCCACCACACAGAAGGTATATCATAACCAATCAACTGAAAAGATTTTATTGCTGTATCTATAGAGTCATCATTTAAAATATTTTTATATTTATCCTTTAATACACCACTATTTTTAACTGCATCCATTCCATAGGGAGGATCAGTAAATACCATATCTGCTTTCTGGCTATCCATTAGCCTTTCAACATCTTCTTTCTTTGTAGCATCTCCGCATAAAACTCTATGCTCTCCTAGTAACCACAAATCACCCAGCTTAGTAACGACTTCTTCTACCTCTGGAATCTCATCATCATCTATTAAGCCTTGTTCTGGTTCATCTTCATAGAATTGTAATTCATCATTAGAGAATCCCCATTCTGTAAGTTCTCCCACATCAAAGTGATTAGCCAGAGAATCATAATCCCAATCACCTACATTTTTATTTAGTCTTATGTTTAACTCTTTTTCTTTATCTAGGGGAAGATCTACTTCTACACATGGAATCTTATCTAGCCCTAATTCTGTAGCTACTCTTAATCTCTGGTGTCCGCCTACTAGGATATTCTTGCGATCTTTGTGTTTGTTTATGATAAGCGGATCTACTAAGCCGAATCTAGTAAGTGAATCCTTTAGCTGCGAGTATTGGTCTTTTGTTAGTTGGCGAGGATTGTACTCCGCCATTATTATATCTGTAGGTTTATAATATTGAATATTCATAGTTTTTTGGTTTGCCGACAAACCTATGATCTATTTCCATTCTATCGCCCTTCTCATCATTTAGTATCTTTTTTGAACGAGTGAGGGAAGATCGCCCCTCTATATATACAAAAAAACCACTACAAAATAGTGGCTTAATTGCTTATAAGTTAAAGTATTGCTAGACTTAGTACACTACATAATCGGTCTTAAAACAGATGTCTTTTACCTTACCATATCTAAATCTACCAATATTATTAAATAGTTTTTCACCTAAACAATAAATACTAGGATCAACAAAATCTAAAAACATTCTTGCTATTTTATCTTTAAATATTGGAAGTTTTACATATCTACTAGCCTCAACATCTATACAATCACCTACAATGTAATCTATGTATTCATCTTCCGCCCAAAAAGCTGGAGCAAGTTTAACCTTATATTTTTCTTCATATCCTTCTTTTTTATACATCTCATTATTTAACGAGTTAAGAATATCTTCAATAAGATCTATATCTTTTAACATATAAAGGCTCTCATTATTCCACTCTCCAAAAGTTAATTCATCTGGGTGTAGATCAAATCCATGAGCCATTGTTTCTATTAAGTTGTAAAATTGTGTTTTAGTGTAATTCATTTTTATCATCTCCATGATTGTTATTTAATTAATAACCAATATTAATATAGTCTTTTCAAAAAACCTAGAAAAACTTTTAATTATTTTTTTTCTTCTTCTATCATACCATATAACATAGTTAAATAATTAATCGCATCCTGTATTCTACTTTTTATGCTTTCTGATCCTTCTCTGCCATATAAAACATAAGTTCTAAGGCTATCCATGTGCTTTAGTAAATACACCATAAGGATTAATTTAGGATCTAGGTTTAATCTTCCGCCT